TTAGGAGTGGGAGCAAAATAATGTTTCCAACTAAACTTCATATGTTATTATTTTAAAATTAAATTATGGTAAAAATGCTTTTGCTACCCATTGATTACCTATTGAAACAACAGTTAGAACACTTGTAATAGGTATTGAGCCTATTGCAGCATTACTATAATCCTTAGGTTGATTACTACCTATCCCTATTGCATCAGTTGGGTCATAATTCCATATTGTAATTTCTTGACCAACGAAAACAGTAGGATCTGGTAAATTAATACCTGGACCACCACCTGTATTAGTAAATTTGTAATAACCTATTGTGGTAATATCATAAGGGTTTACTAAACCACCTATATCTAAAACATAAGTAGGTTGAGGTTGTGGGTTCAAACAATACCAAGTAGTTGCAGCTAAATTATAAATAAATTCATAACTCATACCAGAAGGTATTTGTGCAACTAACTCTTGTGTACCTTGATATAAAACTGAAACACCAGAACCTATAACACCAGCAGAACTTATAGATAATAAATTGCTATTAGTTACTATAACTCTACTACCATCTACTATTCCTGTATCATTAAAAACAAACGAGCTCCCAAAAACTGTTACCCTATAAATACCAGCACCACTTAGATTAAAATCGCCAACACTCAAATTAACATCCATATTAATAACTGGTAATGCAGTTGTTATAGCTAAAGGAGATGTTAGTGTACCATCACCTTTTATGGTTGCACCATCTACTTGTACAGATCCACTACCACCATTTTTTACTATACAACATAACTGATTAACCTTTTTGGTTAACCAAGCTAATTGTTCAAATATTCCCATTGCCATATTAAGTATTTTTTAAGTATTTTTTTATATCGTATTCTTCTTCTGGTTTAAACCAAGGATAATGATCAGGAATTAAAAAACTAGCATTAGTGGTTACTTTTCTGTTATAAATTATTATTTCTAATGCTTTAACATCATTTGTTAAATTATCTATTCTAGTCTTATCTATATTAGACTGAGCTAACAGAGCTTTGACGTCTGCTCTAAGCTCAGAGATGTCTCTCCATATAAGCATTGAAATTATAGTTACTAGGGCAGGAAAAAGATAAAGTTTTATGGTTGTCACCATACTGCCTTTAGGAGCTGATCCATTCATTATCAATCAGTTATAAAGTAAATTAAATAAATTAAACAGTGAGTAGGTAAATTCCTACAATATAATATACAAAATTTTTAGGCATTTTCATTAATTTTAACCCTCTAAAACTCAAAAATTATGATAGAAGAAGAGTATGAAAAACTCAAAACCCAGAAAGAACTTATAGAAACTTTTGTAGAAGAGTTTAATAAAAGATTAGGATATAGACCCATTGTTATTACAAAAACAGCACAAGATGTTAGCCCTGCTGTAGAACTGATTAGTTTAATAGAACTTAAAGAATACTTTAACCCTTTTCTACCTACTACAAAAACAGGTAAAAAGATACCTTTAGAATCAAAGTCTAGAATCAGTGAACTTGTAGAACTTAGGCATATGTATTTCTACTTAGCTAGAAGTATGGGATATAAGCTAGTGGCCATAGCTCGTTCTCTAAACAAGATTGACCACACTACAGTTGTTCATGGATTGAAAACTTTTCATAATCTAATGGAAGTAGATGAAAAATATAAGGTAAAGTTCTTAACAATATTAAACTACATTAAAACTTTAAAAAATGGGGCATCAATTGTGGCAGACAGCCATAAAATATAAGATTACTCCCAATCAGCTGTATTTTCTAGACTGTTGCAGAGAAAAGATTAAGCCTAGTGCTATTATTAATGTAGAGGCGGAATTCAATATCTGTAAACTTAAAGGGTTTATATTAGATGATGGAGAAATTACAAACTTAGGAAGTGTAATACTAAATGAGTTTGAGACTTATCTTGTTAAAACTAAAAAGAAAGTAACCAAAGAAGTGTTGGGTGAAGACTTTCTAGACAGGGTAAAAGAATATAGAGAAGCTTGGCCAGGTAAACGCCTTCCTAGTGGTGAACTAGCTAGACAATCTGTACAAGAGCTTAAAGATAAGTTTGTATGGTTTTTTAAGACGTATCCTGAATATGACTGGGATCTTGTGTTAGATGCTACAGATTATTATAATATTGTATACGAGCGTAAGCAGTATAAATTTATGGTAACAAGTAGTTATTTCATCAAGAAGACCAATCCACAAACTAAAGAAACAACGTCTAAACTAGCAGATTATTGTCAAGAACTACTGGATAATCCAAACATCTTAAACGAAATAAAATAGAAAGAAAAACTTTTTTCTTTCACAGAACTTTCTTATATTTACATTCCAAAGAGACACGTATGGAGAAGACAGAAAGACCTTTCGGTGCTAGAACCTATTCAGAGATTCTTAAAGAAGGTCTCCAATATATACAAGATAGAAGACTAGGAAAAATCAAATCCTTTAAGACCCCATGGTCAACACTAAATTCAGCAGGTGTTGGTGGTTTAGAATGGGGGAGTATGCTAACTATAGGTGCAAGACCTGGTGCTGGTAAAACCATGTTTGTTTCCCAACTTATAAGAGAGGCTCGTCACTTAAATCCTGCACAAGATTTTAATGTTTTAGAATTTCAGTTTGAGATGGGTGCTAAGCAATCAGCTTCAAGAGCTTTTGCTGCACACGTTGGACTGGACTATGATATTATCCTTAGTACAAGAGAACAGGTGGATGAATTCTCGTTAAAGATAATGAAAGAACATGCTGAAGAGACAGAGGTATTAGAGAAAGCTGGTATCTTTAGACTACAGATAAATAGTCCGCTGACACATAAGGATATGGAGAAAGCCATTCACACCTACTATAATGCATTAGGTGGTAAACCAATGGTTGTATCTATAGATCATAGTTGGTTGATTAAGAAATCACCTGATGAGAAAGAAAAGCTTAACACTTTGTATAATACTGTAGAGATGTTAATGAGAGTGAAAAATGAGCTTCCTATTATCGTCCTAATGATCACTCAGCTTAATAGAAGTATAGATGAACCAGCTAGAAAGACCCCAGGCTCTATAGCCAACTTTCCCACTAGTTCAGATATATTTGGTGGTGACGCTCTTATGCAGGGCTCAGACATGGTGTTGGTGCTAACCAGACCATACAAAGCTGATATTCCTGTATATGGACCAAAAGAATACGTATGTACTAAGGAAGATTTATTTATGCATATTATAAAGTCACGTAATGGTTCTGACGACACCAATCTTATTTTCTTAAGAGGTGACTTTAATAAACAAAAGATGTCTGAAACTATTGAACCAATTTCTAATAATCCCACTGGTAGATTTGTACCAAGGAGAGCAGGTGGTTCTGGTAGAGGAAGACAAGCTGAATCTGCAGATATTAATATTTCATAACTACAAAATCACAAAAAACATGTCAACATTTCAACTGTCAGATCAAGTATCACAGGATGCTTGGAAAAAATCAAAACTAGAAGCTATTCGTAACTACCATCAAGAACTTATTAAAGATCTTGGTATAGTTAAGACAGACTTCAACATGAAAATGCCATTCTACGATGACCAAGGTAGAATGGTGGTAGGTATCTTTGCCTCAGAGTTTAAGAAAGAAAAAGGTTTCTTCTTTGAACTAATCACTAGAAGCTTAGATCCTATTGACTCTGAACGCAAAGTGTACAGAGTTCCTCCTAGTTCTTCTTTTGACGAAGAGTATGAACTTAATGAAAAAGGATCTTACTTGGTACCACTAGATGAACTAAGAGTGGTTAATGAACAAGCCGTTGCTATTAGTAAGTCTTCTGCTGTAACTAGCAGTGACAAAGTTTTAGCTAAATCTTTTACACCTGAAATGGCTTATAAAGCCCCTGCTCCTATGGAAGATGCACCTTATAGTGAAATGACTATAAGAGACTATTTTGCTATCCATACAGGTAGACCAGTTAGTGCAAAGACTTGGTTAAACGAGTTAATTAAAAACAATAAATAATACATATGGCACAAGGCATTTTAATTATTGCTGAGTCTGGTGCTGGGAAATCCACCAGTATTGAGACGCTAAACCCCAAAGAAACGTTTATTGTAAACGTTGCGAACAAACCTCTTCCTTTTAAAGGTTGGAAAAGTAAGTATACACTATGGAGTAAGGATAATCCAGGTGGTAACATGTATGACAAATGTAATCCTGAAAGTATTGAGGCTTGTCTAAAGTATGTAAGTGAGAAACGTCCTGAAATCAAAACTATTGTAGTAGATGACTTTCAGTATATGTCAAGCTTTGAATTCTTTGACAAGGCTGATGAAAAAGGTTATGAGAAGTTCACTAAGATTGGTGCACACTTAGCTAGAATAGCTAGAATGCCAAAGGATCTTAGAGAAGACTTAATGATCTTCTTTCTCACTCATGCTGAAGAAGCTACTGATTTAGAAGGTAAACGTAAATTCAAAGCTAAAACTATTGGTAGAATGGTAGATGAGAAGCTTACATTAGAAGGGCTTTTCTCTATTGTACTATTTGGTAAGGCTAAGAAGAACAAAGACGGTGTGATACGTTATGTATTTGAAACCCAGACTAATGGTGAAAATACATGTAAGTCTCCTAAGGATATGTTCCCTACCTTTGAGATCTTAAATGATCTAGAATATGTAAGACAAGCTATTATAGACTACGAGAATTAATAACCATTTAAAATTTAAAACACATGTTTAGTACACAAGGACAAGATGTCAAACAAGGAGGAGGAATTCCTAAATCATTACAAGCTGGAGTAGTTTATGCTCACATTCACAGTGCACAAGTTAGAGAATCTAAAAACACTGGAAAGAAAGCATTAGAGTTGGTTCTAGAAGGACCAGAGTTAGAAAACTCTGCAGGTTGGTTAGTAGACCGTAACGAAGAGAAAGGGCCTAAGTTTAAAGGTCAGTCTTCTAAAGTGATGGCAACTACATGGACAGATCAACATAACGAACCAAATGTTATGAAGAATGAAATCATGTACAAACTCACTGTTATTGCAGACCAATTAGGTTTAAGAGAAGACGTTAACAAAGTGTCTGCTGAAAGTCTAGAAGAGTGGGTTGCAAAAACTGTAGCTATTCTAAAAGGACAAGATGCTTATTTCTTCCTTAAAGGTCAAGAAGAAGAGTATAACGGTAAAACAGTTATTAAATTGTCTTTACCAAAATATAAGTTTGTTTCTTTAGAAGAAAGCAAGCTTGACAAGTTTGATAAAAATAACAAATATCATTACAGAGCATTGGAAAATAAAACTATTTCTGGTTTTGAACCAAACGGTAGTGATGATTTTAGCATGTAATCTTTTTTCTCATACGTAGGTAAATCGGGGGGTGTTTCTACACTCCCCTCTTTTAATTTAAATAAGTTATGTTTAAAATTAAAAACTTAGTCCACGATGTAAAAGATGTACCTGCGTCCTTTATATTTGAACATTTCTGTTCTCTTAAAGAAAAACTAACAGGACAGGATATCAAAATAAAAAGTATGTTCAATCCTAAAGAACGTACACCAAGTATGTGCATTTATGTAGATGGACAGAAGGTATATAAATTCAAGGATTTTTCTACAGGAAAAGGAGGATCTGGTATAGAAATGGTTAAACTGCTTCTTGATCTTTCTTATCACCAAGCTTGTAAGCTAATTGTAGAAAAGTATAATGACTATGTTCTTCATAACAATGGAGGATATGACATTAAAGAATTCAAAAAAGCTAGCAAGTATAAGGTGACAAGTTATAATATGAGAAATTGGAGTACCCAAGATCAATATTTCTGGACACAGTTCAATATTGGATCTAAACTTCTTGAGGCTCATATTGTCAGACCACTAGAAAGTTATTGTATGACCAAGGATGATAATGAACTTTGTATCAAAGGACTTTATCTCTATGGTTATTTCAAAACAGATGGAACTCTGTATAAGATTTATCAACCTAAAACTTTAGATAAAAAGTTTATCAAGGTGAATAGTTATGTACAGGGATATGAACAACTTAAAGGACATAGTAATTTATTAATTACATCTAGTCTTAAAGACTTAATGTCCGTAAAATCTTTAGGTCTTCATATAGATGTTATAGCTCCTGATAGTGAAAACACGATACTAAAATCAGAGGTCATGGAAGATTTGGACAATAAGTATAAGAACATTATACTATTGTTTGATTATGATGACGCTGGTATAGAAGCTATGAACAAGTACAAAGAGAAATATCCAAATATTAAAACGGCCGTTCTACCTATGAGTAAGGATATTTCTGATTCTATTAAAGACTTTGGAGCTAAAGAAGTTCGTAACAGATTAGTTCCTATCTTAGATAAAAAAATACAGAATGGCTAAGAAGAAAGCTACAAGAAAAACACAAACACCCAAAACTCGGAATGCAGGTACCATGACGGAATCTGCATTCTGGAGTTTTATAAGATCTGCACTTAGACAAAAGTC